AAAAAACTATCGTCTGCTCTTAACTTTTATAACTACTACCTTGATCGCGATGACTACATCCCAATCATTCATGACTATATGCTTACTCAAGGATATGATCAGAAGGACTGTAAGCTTATTCAAAAGGTACCTAAAACAGCAGGTGAAGTAATGATTACTGGTAAGCTATGTCGAATGTTCAACATGGGTTCACCTGATTATTATAACTATAAAAAAGTTGTAAAGACCAACATCAGCTTAATGCTTAATCAAGCAGAATTAGTAAAAGAAACTAAAAAGGTAGTTGATCCTAACGCTAAAGCAAAGCCAAACGTTCATGAAATCATGAAAGAAAAGGTAAGGAACACTATATTGTGTGAACTCGAAAGTATGCTTGACACATGGTGTACAAGCGACACAAAGGTAGTTAAGTTTCCTTTATCAACTGTTATGCGTGGTGAAAACATTCCAGTTTCAGCAACAGGTGAGGTCAAACAATGGTTGACTAAACAGCGCAATGAATATAACGAAGCCTTTGAAAAGACATGCGATCAAATGGTCGAAGGCTATTCTTATCTAGGTAAGCCCGCACTACGCAATCGCATTAAAGCACTTGATGATATGCTAAATGAATTAGTACTCTATAAGTCAAGTAAAGCTTCAGCTCGTAAACCACGTGTCAAGAAGCCTAAGTCAGCGATCAAGCAAATTCAAAGGTTAAAATACCTAAAGGAATCGAAAGATCATGCGATACAATCATGTGATCCTACACGAATTATTGGTGCGAATAAATTCTTTGCCTTTAATACGAAGTATCGTAGACTCACCGTGTTCAACGCTAACAATCGCGATGGGTTTACCATAAGTGGTACATCAATTAAAAACTTTGATGAAACAACCTCCTTTGCTCTTACACTACGTAAGCCAGAGGACTACCTTCCAATCATTGCTGCAAGGACAGAAAAACAAATTGAGAAAGCGCTCAATGAGTTAAAGACAAAGCGTAAATCCGCGAATGGTAGGATTAACCAAGACACTATTCTAATAAGAGCGCTATGAGTAAAAAACAAGCGGTGGTAATTAAACCATCAATCACAAAAGAAGAATTACGTCTACAAGTTGAAAAGCTAGTATCACACGATGGAATGACTTATACTGAAGCTATTATTGAAATATGCGAAAGAAAAGAAATCGATCCAGCTGATATGGCTAAGCTTGTCAAAGGACCACTTAAACTTAAACTAGAAGTCGAAGCGATGGATAGGAATATTATAAAGCGAACGACGGGAACATTATTTTAATGGACGGCTATCACGCATATCAGATCTACCAATCTCTTAAGTTGCACTTTACTTCTGATTACGATGCAGTAAAGTATAATTATAAGACTGCGGTAAAGCGTGTAACGTTTGAGAAGCGTAGAGATAGATACTTTTTTGAAAAACTATCACGTAAATATAGACAGGAAAAACTTATACATTGGTTTACCGCTAACCTCATTAAAGACACTAACGGTTGGATTGGAAATATGAATGATGGCGTATACGAAGAGTACGTATCACGTAAAGATAAATTGACGTATATGTTTATTCAAGATATGAAATATATGGCTGACCAAGAATACACCTTTGACCAAATATGCACAACCACAGATAACAATAGTAGGAATCCTTTACTCGAAGCATTACGAGCTGAAGAGATCAACTTAGAATCTGTCGTTCTTGTAGACATATTGGTAAACTTTTTAAACAGACTCAAGAAGGATATAAGTGATCCTTTGGGTATAAATAAAGATTTGATTAACCTAGTACTTAAATACAAGTTAATCATGCTGCAAAGTCCATTACCGCGAACTAAACTGAAGGAAAGGTTGCTTTTAACCTTTACATCTCAGCAAACTTGTGGTAATATAGACTCTGTCAGTTAATAGTAAAATACACTGCAAATACAAAATAAATACGAGGAAATATATATATGTCGTTCGAACAACTAAAAGCAAATCGCGCACAAGCGATTAATAAATTGGTGGCTGCTGGTGAAGCAACATCGGAAAAGAAATCATATGGTGATGACCGTCAATGGAAACCCACTGTAGACAAAGCAGGTAACGGCTATGCTGTTATTCGCTTTCTACCCGCAGGTGCAGGTGAAGACCTCCCGTGGGTACGTTATTGGGATCATGGCTTCAAAGGAAGCACTGGTCGTTGGTACATTGAACGGTCTTTGACCTCCATTGGCCAACAAGATCCTGTATCCGAATTGAATTCTCAATTGTGGAACACAGGTCGTGATGAAGATAAGGAAATCGCACGTCAACGTAAGCGCCGCTTGCACCACGTGTCAAACATCCTTGTTGTTTCTGATTCTGCTAATCCTGAAAATGAAGGTAAGGTATTCCTTTATGAATACGGTAAGAAGATCATGGACAAAATCATGGATGTAATGCAACCTCAGTTTGCTGACGAATCTCCAGTCAATCCATTTGACTTTTGGGGTGGTGCAAACTTCAAGTTGAAGATCCGCAACGTTGAAGGATATCGTAACTACGATAAGTCCGAATTCGATTCTGCTGCTCAACTTTTTGATGGTGATGAAGCACAGCTTGAAGAAGTTTACAATAAACTATACAAGCTTGATGAATTCACTAATCCTGAATCATACAAATCATATGCTGATTTGAAACAAAAGCTTTACGAAGTAATTGGTGAAGCAGAAGTAGCATCAGGTCTTACAACCTCTCAAACGGTTGAACTGAATACTACTAAAGAACCGGTGACGTCCAATTCGGTTGAGTCTTCAATGGACGAGGTAGGCCCGACAGCCTCAAGTGGAAGTGGCACAGATGAATCCAGTGAGGATACACTCAGCTACTTTGCTAAGTTAGCGCAGTCTTAATAGTAGGGTTGAGCCAAGTCCTAACGTTTCAGAAGGAGTGGTCTTTATGGCCACTCCTTTTTTAGTTTAAACTTCCTAAGTGAGCGGCTGTTCTATCCATTAAACCGTGATCATTATATGTCACGTTATTTACACTTGGCGAATTAGAACTAACACTTGATATGATTGAACCTAATCCTGCTTGTTGATTAGCCATACCTTCTGCTTGTGCAGATTGAGTTACACCGGCAGTGGTATTAATAATTATGCCAGAAATTTTATCAAGCTTTTTCATGTTGAGTTGATCTAATCCATCATCAACTTGATCAAGCATTGTCTTAATTGCGTTACCAGTAGCTTCTATATTATCGTCAAATCCATCTGCAAGAGCATCACCTAAACGCATTAGAAGATCAGGCAATTCTTCAATTGGTTTTATACTCTCCTTTAATCTAGGACCAAGATCTGCTATTGCGGTAAGTTGATCAATTGGACTTTTATCACCAAGGAGTTTAGAGAAAGTAGAACCAATTGATTTTATTGCGCCACCAACAGAACCACTGGCGGCAAAAGCACCAAGCGCCAAACCAACTGCGGTGATGCCACCAGCCACACCTAATAAAGAACCACCATCAAGACTTGCAAGTTCTTTTATTTCGCCGACGAGTACAGTTACAAAACCTCCTATCGAATCAACACCTTTTTCAAACGCGCTTACTAATGTATCTATTGTTCCTGAAATAAACTCACCAACCGCCGTTGATATTGTCGCGAATGTTTCTCCTAACGTAGTTATCACTTTAGCAAATCCGTCTGATAACGATGTTACAACATTACCAAAGGCTTCAGTCATATCATTAGCAAAAGTTCCAATAGAAGTTAACACAGAAGAAAATCCTGTTGTTAAAGTAAGTATCCAACTACTAAATACTTCAGCAAATTGTTTCAGTGCTGGTGCTACATGATCGTTTAGTGCTTTACCAAACATTTCAAATGCTTTTGCAGCTGGTATCATTGCAACACCTAATATGGCCAATGCGGCTGCACCTGCTAAAATAGCAACGGTACCTATACCCGATGACATAATTGCACCAAGCGCCATAACGCCTACAACCAATGCAGTTAATACTACTAATCCTGCTGCTACTCCACCCCAAGAAACTTCACTAAACATCTGAAAAGCGAGTGCTGCTGGTATTAAAGAGACACCTATCGCTGCTACAGCTAAAGCTCCTTTTAATACCTTAAAGGCCTTTTTACCAATATTGGCAAAAGCATTACCTATACCCTCAATGACACTTCCGATTACATCGCCAATCGCTTTACCTACTCGAGAAAAAACACCAGGGCCTTTCTTTTTCAGTGGACCGCCATCGTCGTTACCACCATTTTGTGGTTTACCTTCTGCAGTTTTAAAATTACCTTCAACACCATTAGCAATTCTTTTTAAAAGCTCAATAGACTCACCATTACTAGATTCTTCATTACCTGTTAAAAATTCACCAAGTGCACGAGGAATATTTTTTATATCATGATCTATTTGTTGTAAGTCTTCTTCAGATGTTTCGCCAATTTCTATTTGCTTGTCGTATCTTTGCCGTGCTAGCTCATTAGCGAGGCTAATGTCTTTATGATTTTTTCTATACCTTACAGCCCAAACAGCTGCTTCTAAAGTCAACCTAATACGCCTTAAGGCTTTTTCGCGACGAATCCGCCTTTGCTCGATGTCTTCATCAGTTTCACGATTTTCTTGCAACTCTTGAATAATCCTACTAAGAACGGTCAACTCCTCTTTGTTGTCTTCTTTCTTAGGACCATTATTATTTTGTGGATCGTCTGCCATATTGTTTATTATCTGTGTTGACTATTCTGTTTGTTTATTCTGTCGTTTTCTTCTTTAATATGTTCTAAAAGCAAAGAAACGTATATTTGCCTTTCCCAAGGAATCATATTGTCTAACTCTTCTAATCTGTATTTATGGTGTTGCATCATAGAAAAGTTAGTTTGATAGTGATTAGTTAGTGAATCATGCGAAAGGCCTACATAAAAAAAGATTGAAGACCTTCTAACACTAGTGTGTTGGGATGACCTTTGGAAGATGTCCAAGATACTTCATGCCTTAATTTTGGTTGGCTGCTAATGTACTCTTGTATTTTTTCTAAGTGTGAATGGCTAAGCGATTCAACAAACTCTTTAAGTTCTTTTTTACTTGAATCTTTTGCTGGATAAACCTCATCTTCGTCATATATTGTATCAATAGTCAATGCAATAGTGTCAATAATATCTGTACTATCGCCAGCTGCTTCAACATCCTCTAAAGAAATTGGTTTAAGCGTTATTCCTACTCCTTTATTAAGGTGAATATTACTTTCAACCTTTTCTGGAAATGTTACTTCGATTTCCTTTAAATTTACTTCAACGGTTTCTTCTTCTCCACTTGTAGAACATTTTACTTTTAACTCTGCAGTTTCGCCAACGCTGATTGCGCGTAGTTGCAAGAACAAATACTCAATGTCGTATGTCGTAAGGGTTTTAGGATCAAGTACACCTTCAGAACATGAAACTAGTATTGTCTTAATTGCTTTTAACACCTGTTTAACGTCCTTTGATTCTTGAGCCATCATTAAAACCTTTTCCTCTTTTACAAGGAATGGTCGTATATCAACAGGTTTTTTTGTTGAAGGTACTACTACAGTAAATGTAGGGGTTTCTAATTTTGGTAATGCCATAATTTATATCACTCGTTTATATTAATCTTCGTAGTCCTCCTAGTACTTCTTTAAAGCCAGAAAGAACGGAGGAGATAGCTCCTTCTGGTTGAAAATCATCGTAGGCCATAGTTACTTGTAGCCTTTGTGTTGTGTCTGAACCTGCGTTGCTTAGCTCAATCGCTGCAACACCTACAGGATAAGCGTTTATTAGTTTTACACCATGAACAGGCACGTTTTGTGGATTTAGTTGTTGTATTATAACATCTGAAACGTAATCAGCTTTATAATTAGCCTTATACGTTTGAGTGTTAATAACAGCTTCTGTCCACTTATCAAACATCTTTTTCATATAGTAATCATTAGTCAAATGAAACACGAATGTTACATCTTCTACTGAATAACCAGTTGGTTTTTTAACAGGCCTATGGAAATCACTATGCTCAATTGTTGATATTATTCTACCAGGTAAGCTACAGCTTTCACATAGCAGCGCAACATCTCTAGGGTCAGTAATTAGACTTGATTTGCTGAATGTTCCTGACAATAAACTTGATATCGAACCCTGTAAATCAAAGTTAAGTATACTTGCTTGCGGTGGTGTCATAACCACAGCAAATCTATTTTGAACAGCTAAACCGCCGTGTTTACCAATGTTAGCCTTAAAGGCATCTATTGATGTTGGATTTGCTGCGCTCTTTAATGTATCTAAAAATCCCATTGTTATAACATTTTACGAGTGTCAGACCAGACCTTAGTCTTATTACTCTTTTTAAAGTTTTCAGTTGGCATAAACAAAACAGTTTCCCACTCACTGGCAGGAACTTCTACTAATTTCGATCTTACTTGTTTAGTTAAATAGTGTTTAAAGCATGGTCCAAACATACTTAATTTGGCAGCGCCTTTTAGTAAATTGTAAGACAATCTCAAACGAGTAGTAATATCATACTTTTTATTTGTGCTATAGTCTGTAAGCCTATCAAAGAATCTTGCTCTTAGTTTAGGTGGTAAGTAATGCAAATTCAATCCGTAAAATCCACCTTTAGCCTTTTCAACCATGAAAATAAGTGGAAACCTATCGTAGTAAGGCATTTCCTTTTTTGTCTTAGGATCATAGAAATACATAAACATTCTACCAGTCAATGGTCTACTACGCGCCTTGAAATTATCATCCTTTAAAAGAGCTCTACGGTTTATAGTTTTCATATCTCTTAATTGTTTTTGAAACCATTTAAGAGAACTTTCTGAGTTCTTTTCTACACCAGCTTTAAACGCCTGTGATTGAAGTTTATCTATGTATGATATAGCCATTATATCTATTTATAACTATGTTAGCAGCTTTATACCTAAACCTTTAATAGTATCTTCTGTCCAAACCTGAAATATCATTCCTCTCTTATGCGCAAAGGTTGTAGCTGCTTTCCACTTAGATTGGTTCTTACCATACGTCATGACTTCTCTTAAATACTTTTTTGATTTGCGACTCTTTTGCTTAGGCGGAATAGTCTGTGCCTTTGGTTTAATTTCTATTAAATAGACTTTACCATCTTTCATGCGAATAAACAAATCAACAAAGTATCTATGCATTTTATTATCGGTCTGACATCTATATCCAACAACCACTTCTTCGCTATTCCAACCTATAACAGATGGATTATTGTCTAGCCATCTAAAAACCTGCCTTTCCCATAAAGATCTATACTTAACAGCAGACGGATCTCCTTCGTATTTCTTTGTATTCTTTGGTTTATATCGTCCCGAGTATGCCATGATTTCTTTATAAATAACACTAAAGGTATTTATAT